GGACAATCCCTGATACAGGACATGAGGAGAGCAGGACTCCCGGTAATGGAATACAATCCCGACAGGGACAAGATAGCCAGAGTTTATGCGGCTTCTCCTATCATGGAAGCAGGAAGAGTATGGATACCTACCAATAAAAAATGGTCTGAAGATCTGATAGAAGAACTTATCAGATTTCCTAATGCGGCTCATGATGATCAGGTAGACGCTTTGACAATGGCAATACACTATATGAAGGAGTCTTGGCATCTGACCCATCCTGATGATCCAGACTTTGATGATGAACCCAGATCTGGAAAGAGTACTTATTGGACCTTCTGATTTGACAAATCGTTAATTGTATGGTATAATAGAGTAGGGGTAAAAAGAGGAATAATATGTCATTATTTTCAATAGCAGCAAAGTTTGCATTAAAGGGTGCGTCTAAGCGTGTGCCTGAAGATATTATGTCGGGAACAATTAGAAGAATTAAACAAGGAGGACAAGTTTCTGAAGGACTGTCTTCTATTGTCTCTAGAGCTAATGGAGGAAACCTTTCTTTTGAAGACAAGATGTATGAACATGCTATGAGAATATTAAATAGAGAAACTCTTAATCCTTCTTTTTATCATTCTAATATAAGAGATGAAAGAGGAATAAAAGATCCAGTAAATTTTTTGTTTGGAACTGCTTTTGAGGATGAGGAGGATGAATCAGATAAATTCTATTATATGGAAGCTATGAAAGCAGCAAAACGTGATCCTGTAGAAGCAGAGAAAAAATGGAATATAGCAAAATCTTTTGATTCTGATTCTGCTTCTAAAGATAACTGGAGGGTTATAGGTCGTGATCCATTTAAAGACACAGGTTATAAAGTGGTACAGGATGAACAAGGAAGAGAATGGTCTGAGTTAGATGGAGCAGCTATAGATACAACAAGCGGATTAAAACATGGAGGACAACCAATGCCCGGAGGGTTATCAAACATTAATATGATTAAAAGAAAATTGGGCGGTGGTTTATCTGGTGAACCTAGAACTATAGCACAAGCTAAAGCAATGGGTAAAACTTATTTTATAAATAAAGATGGTAAAAAATTAGCTGCTGTTACAAGAGAAGACCTAAAGAGAACTGGATTAAGTCTTGGAGAGTATATAAATAAACAAAATGAATTTAATAAATTAATACAATCAATTACACCGGGATTAAAACCTACCCAAGACTTACCTACTCCTATTCAAGAAAAACTAGGAAAAGGAATAAAAGAAAGAGATTATAAAATAACAAACCCACTTCTTGACAGATTGCATGGATACCTTCGAGATCCAAATCGAACACCTCTTGGTGATATCAGTGGTGATGAATCTACACCTACTAGCGTAAGTCCTACATCACAACAGATGGATACATGGAGAGATGCAACTGCTAGAGGCGCACAATTAGGACAGATGAAAACAGGAATAGGAGAAAGGTATTTAGGTGCATTTTTAAGTCCTAAAACTCTTGATGTAGGTACAGATCCAGTGACAGGAGGAAGCTTTGCTACACTAGATGATGCGGCTATTGATATAGAAGGTGCATTTAAACATGGAGGTGGTTTATCAAACTTAAAGAAATCTATTAATATAAACGGACAGCCTCACAGTCTTGCATGGATAAATCCAGATGAAGCTTCTGCTCTGAAAGCTATGGGTGGTAGTGGTAAACCCGGACCAATGGGTATTCCCAGTTATCAGTACGATCCTAGTATGGGAGATTTGGGTGAATTTGGAGGATTGGAAAATTATGATCCTGAACCCCCACAAACAACTACTATTTCGGATGACTCAGATAGTGGTGATACTACTACTACTTCTGATGCTGTTTATGCTGCTCAACAGAAAAAAATGCTTGCAGATGCAGATGCTATGGAAAGACAGTATGGCGATGCATACGCATTACAAAGATCAATAGATGAGGAGTCTCCAACAGGATATCTTGAGAGTTATGGAGGAGGCGAAGGAATTACATCTGAAAGTCTCATGAAAAAAGGCATCCCTAAAAAATTAGTTCCTTATTGGAATGCATTAAAAGACAGAGGATTAAGTAATGAAGAAGCAGCAGCCAGATTAGCAGGAATGGGAACTGCTGGACTTGCTAGTATGGAAGAAGCATATGATACAGGATATAGTTTCGGTGGTCCTATGGGTACAATGGAAGGGATTCAAAGAGATATAGCATCAGACTATGCAAAGAAATTAAAACTTAAAGAGCATTTAGAAAAACTTGAAGGCTTAGAAGGAAAAGAATTATCAGAAGAAGACATGGAGACTCGAAGAGAAGAGCTAATATCAGCTTTTAGAGATCATGCTAAAGAAATTGGTGGAAAATTTATTCCATCAACAAAATTCGGAGGTATAATGTCAGGATGGGAAGATACATTAAAAAGGGCTGGTAAAGAAGACTCATTACTTCATAAAGGTTTAGGATATCTTGCACCGGGAGCATTAATGACAAAAATTGGTGCAAGGGGATTAAATGCTTTAACTAAAGCTTTTGGAGTTATAGGAGAGTTCATAACTCCAGAAGGGTTGTCTTATAGGGTAATGGATGATGGAACTTTAGTTGCTCCAGATACATATGCTGATACAGATGAGGGTACTGTAGAACGTAAGCCTATACGTAGACCACCACCACTAGCACCACCACCAGAACCGTTAGAACAAAAGTTAACAGGAATGGAAGCACATTATGCTAATCTTCCTAAAGCAGCTTCAAGACAAGCATCTCTTCAATCCCAGTTTGATATTCTTGCCGCTACATATGGTAGAGAGCAAGCAGCAGCACTTCTTAATCAACCTGTAAATATTTTTGCATAGGATAAATAATGGCAACAGAAAGAAATCCATTTGATCGCATACCAGAAGAAGTACCTAATGTAGTTCCAATGGTTCCAGCAGAAGAATCAGAACTTGATGCTACGTTTGAAGTAGCGGATGATGGTGGAGTTATTGTAGACTTTGCCAGTGAAGATGTTATGATGGAACCTTCTGAAGATATTGCTGAATGGTATGGAGATTTATGTGAGACACTGGAAGAAACAGATTTATTTGAGATAGCTTCAGATGTAATAGGAAATTATCAGGCAGACAAAGATTCCAGAGGAGAATGGGAGTCTATGTTTGAAAGAGGATTTGATCTGTTAGGTTTAAAGCTTGAGCCGGGGTCAGAACCCTTTGAAGGAGCATGTACAGCCGTACATCCACTCCTGATTGAGTCAGCAGTCAAGTTTCAGTCAAAGGCTTCTGGAGAACTCTTTCCAAGTTCTGGTCCTGTAAAAGCCAACATACTGGGTAAACATACACCTGAAAAAGAATTACAAGCTAACAGAGTACAGAACTTTATGAACTATCAGGTAACTGAACAGATGCCTGAGTACTTCGATGAGTTTGAAAGAATGTTGTTCCATCTTCCCCTGATAGGATCAGCATTTAAAAAGACATACTATAGTTCTACACTTAAACGTCCTGTCTCTGAATTTATTCCCATAGATCAATTCTATGTGTCTTACTTTGCAACTGATCTGAGGAATGCAGATCGGTATACACACGTTATCTACAAGAGTCCTGTAGAAATACAGAAAGATGTACTGGCTGGTGTCTATAAAGAAGTAGATCTTCCTATTCCTGAAAATACTCCTGTTACATCTTTCACAGAAAGAATGGATACTATACTGGGCATATCTCCTTCTGCTGATAAAGATCCTCAGTATGTATTGCTGGAACAACACTGTTATCTTGATATAGAGAATAAAGATCAATCTCTTCCCTATATCGTAACAGTAGAACAACAGTCCAGACAGATACTCAGTATTCGTAGAAATTATGAAGCCAATGATCCGACTATGGAGAAGAGAAGTCACTTTGTCCATTACAGGTTTGTACCCGGATTTGGTTTTTATGGATTGGGCTTGATACACTTTCTTGGAAATTTAACAATGAGTGCAACTGCTGCAATGAGATCCCTAATAGATGCAGGTCAGTTTGCCAATCTTCAAGGAGGTTTCAAGGCCAAGGGACTTAGGATAGTTGGCGACAACGAACCTATTTCCCCCGGTGAGTTCAAGGAGGTTGACGCAACTGGAATAGATTTGTCAAAGGCTATTATTCCTCTCCCCTATAAAGAGCCTTCCTCTACTCTATTCCAAATGTTACAATTCGTAGCTACTGCTGGTCAGAAGTTTGCGGATAGCACAGAGCAGGTTATCTCTGATGCTGCCTCCTATGGACCCGTTGGAACGACTATGGCTCTCCTTGAAGCCAGTAGTAAGTTCTTCACCGCCATACATAAACGTCTTCATAAATCACAAAGAGATGAATTTAGAATACTGGCTAAGATCGATTATGATTATCTTCCCAACGAATATCCTTATGATGTCCCATTTGAAGATCGTAGTATATTTAAAAATGATTTTGATGGAAGAGTAGATATTATACCAGTATCAGATCCTAATATACCTTCTAATGCCCATCGAATGATGCTGGCTAATATGGCTCTTCAGATGGCGCAACAGTCTCCTCCCGGCATGTTTAATATGGAAGCACTGAACAGAACAATACTTCATGCAGCCAACATGCCTAATCTGGAAGAAATACTCCCTCCCAAGATAGAACCTAAACCTATGGACCCTGTGTCGGATATTATGGCTGCTACAAAAGGAATACCAATAGCAGCCTTTCCGGGGCAGAACCATGATGCTCATATTCAGGTTAAGATGGCCTACCTACAAGATCCTGCCAATGGAGCCAATCCTATCATGCAGAGGATACGTCCTCTTCTGGAAGCTAATATACAAGAGCATTCAGTTATGAAATATCAGGAACAGATGAATGGAGTAGCACAGGGTATTCTTGAACAGGCAGGACCAGAACAGGCACAAAATCCTGCCGTAGTTGAAATGGCTATGGCTCAAGCATCACAACAGGTAATGAATGCTAATCAGGCTATGGGTATGGCACAGTCTCCAGAGCAGCAGTTGGTATCTTTGGAACAAGCTAAGGTAGAGTTAGAGAAACAGAAAATACAATCTGATACAATGGTTCAAGCTGCTGAGATGGAACTGAAGAATAAAAAGCTGGAACTAGACGAGAATGAACAGATCATCGGAATGTTAAAGGATGGTGCTACAGATAACTTTAAGAAAGAGAAAGCACAACTTGATAGAAATTCCAAGAAAGAAATAAAAACGATGGATGTTTTAGCAAAGGTCGGCATAGAAGAAGCTAAAATCAATGCTGAAGATGAACGTGTTAAAGAAAGAATTATGAAAGACATTCTGGAACAAAATAAGAAAGATAGGAAAGATCTGGATATGAAGGGTCTTGAAGCCTTAGTTAAATTAGCAATTGAACAATCCAAGAAGGAGAGTAAGAATGACAATAAAAATTCCACAGATGACGAAGGGTAAAGGTTATATTACCTATAAAAAAACCAAATCTGAGAAACCAATGACTTATGGAGATCCATTTAAAGCTGACTGTATTGGCCCATTAGAATCTAGGGCTGATCTTAATGAATGGGATTATGATATGTTTAAATTCCCATCTCCTATAAAAGGTAAAAAAACTTAATCAATGGAAATTTGGGATGAGGTGGTTCAGGAGTTTAACGAAGAAATTCAGAAACTCAGAACTACATTAGCCAGTGGTGCTGCTGAAGATTATTCTCATTACAGACAACTTGTAGGATCAATACAAGGTCTGGAATGGGCCAGAGGCAATCTCACTGAAATTATTAAAAAGCGAACTTACGCAGACGATGAGGAGTAAAATGCAACAAGTACAAATGGGTAAAGCCATCAAAAATGATTTATGGATTAGTGATCCAGAAGAAGTAGAAGATCCAGAAGTACTACCAGAACTACCGGGATTTCATATTCTGGTACGTCCAATATCTGTAAAGAGCCAAACAAAGGGTGGTATCCTTCTACCAGACTCAACTAAAGATGATATGTCTTATCTTACAACAGTAGGTAAGGTATTGGCTCTAGGCGATCTGGCATATCTGGATAAAGATAAATTTCCTGCTGGTGCATGGTGTAATGTAGGAGATCATGTATGCTATGGTAAACATGCAGGAACTAAACTTTTCTATAAAGGAGTTAGAATGATTTTACTGTTTGATGATCAGATTACCATGAGAGTAGAAGATCCTAAAGATCTTGATCCTACCTTTAATTTAGGAAAAGGATAAGAAGGACTTGCCAAAAGATTAAATTTATGGTATAATAGAAGTATGGTAAAATTTTTTTATATACGTTAAATCGTTGATTTCGTAAACAGCGGAGGTAGAAATGGAAGAAAAGGAAGGATGGAGCGATATAGAAGTTCCGAATGAAGAGCAGAAAGAAGTAGAATACGAAATAGAAGAAGAGGAAGAAGTAGAAACTAAACCAGAACCTGAACCAGAAGAAAAGAAAGAAGAAGAGCCTGAACTGGAAGGTATCGAAACAAAGGGTGCTGAAAAAAGAATAAGACAGCTTATCAGACAAAGAAAAGAACGTGATGAACAGATTACTGCTCTCATCCAAAAAAATGAGGCACTCTCAGGAAGCCTCAGAACAAAAGATAAAGAAGTAACTCAAGTTAATAAATTAAGTCTTGATGCTTCTGAGAAACAATTAACTGATAAACTTGAGCTTGCCAGAACAGTTTATATGGAAGCTTTTGAAGAAGGAGAAAAAGAGAAGCTTTTAAAAGCGCAGGAAATGTTGAATGAGGCACAGGCTGATCTGAAGGCAGTCTCTTCTGCTAAACGAAGTTATGAAGAAGTAGAAGAAGTTGCTCCAGTACAGCCTCAGTATCAGCCTCCTCCTCAACAAACCACTGATCCCAGAGCCGAAGAATGGGCTGCAAAGAATAGTTGGTTTGGACAGGATAATATAAAGACTGCTGCTGCATTAGCTATAGATGCAGAACTTAAAAGCGAAGGCTATGATCCTACTGACAATGATTTTTATCAGGAAATTGATAAGAGAATTAACAAAGCGTTTTCTCAAAATGTGGAGGAAACTACAGAACGTGTGCAGGAAAATACGTCACCACCTGCTCAAGTAGTATCGGGGAGTTCACGCTCCTCCCCATCCAGTTCTAGTAAAGTCAAACTATCAAGAGAAGATGTTAGGCTTGCACAGAAATGGAATATACCACTTGAACAGTATGCTGCCGAAAAGCTCAAAGTTGATGGAGCAGACGGCAATTATACTAATATAACTTAGCGTGGA